AATTTAGTCTCACCTTTAATCATTTTTTAGGCTAAGTACGTTGTTCTCTGGCTAATCAATTTTTTTAATAACTTCACCCATATTCCATTTAGAAGTATACAATGTCATGACCAGTCTATGAGTCTCACGCACGCCAAGTATTTTGTTTTCCATTAATTTAATGTCCTTGATGTCGTAATATTTCCCGTCTGGTAAACACACTTGTACTCTTGCCTCTTGTGCTACTGGTGATTTTAAAAACTTGTCTAGGGCCTGTCTTAATAGCTTTCCTGATACCATACTTGAACATATACCAAATATATCCTATAATGCAAGTCATGGGTTTACCAAAAAGACTTACAGAAAAACAAATCAAATTCGCTAATCTAGTTGTAGCCAATGAAGGTAGAAGAACCGCTACTGAATGCGCTATCGAAGCGGGTTATGATCCTAACTCTGCCTATGTCTCTGCTAGTAAGTTACAAAACCCTTCCCTCTATCCTTTAGTTAGTCAGTACATAGGCAGATTAAAATCTGAAAAATTAAAAAAATATGATGTTACAAAAGAATCTCATTACAATGAATTAGGTCAATTAAGAGATGAAGCAAGAGAATCAAAAGCCTGGAGTGCTGCAATTAATGCAGAAGTGGCTAGAGGTAAAGCTGCAGGGTATCAAAATAACAACCACTTACACCTGCATAAAGACATGGATAATATGGAAGAATCAGAGTTAGATAAACTTTTAGAGAAAGCGTTAAAAACTTACAAACCAATTATAGAAGCTGACGCAGAAGTAGTGGAAGAAGTTAAAGATTAATCTTTTCCATCTTAGTTACAATACATTTAGGAAATACATTACGATCAGAAAATACTGCAGATTCAGTATCATAAGAAGCAAACGTCCAAACATTTTTATTATCTTTATCAAAGATGTACGCTTGAGTTATCATCTTAGCGGGTTTTAAATCTTTTACATCGGCAGCTTCTGCATGCCCTGAATCACCACACGGATCGATCCAGTGGATAGAATAAAAATAATATTTCTTTTTACCTATTACTACATGTTTATATTTTGACTTTTTTCTTTTCATACCTTTGTATACCACCTATAGTTTTTTTCTCTAGGCAACTTTTTTTCTAAAACTAGATTCATATGCGCGCGTACGGGGATGCTAAAAGCGTTGATTTTACTGCATTGTAACCACTGTAACCACATTGTAACCAGGATTTGTTACAAAAATATCGTCTAGAATTGTTGGTATTAGCGAATAATAGTCTTTTGAAACCCATTGTAACCATTGTAACCACGATTCGTAAATTGAAAAACAAAAAAATTTTTCTGGCAAAAAAAGTCTATAGGGCAGAACAAACACTAGTGTTGCATTTATACCACACTAGTGTTGTATTTTAGCCACAATCCATACAATATCCCTTTAAACTAGGGCTTTCATTTTTATATAAATAATTATTGCACTTTTTAGCCTTGCAAAATGTAGTTCCTTTTAAATCTACGGCAGGATACTTGACCTTTGTTTGCTCTGATCCAGGGTAATCTTTGATCTTACCTTTATAGTATGCAATCATTTTTTTCATGATACTCCTTTGCTTTTACATCATCACTAAACACTTGGCATGTATCACATCTTTCAATATGTGGCTCATGATAAGGATCATTTGGATCACTTAGTCCCGTGCTTATAACGTCAGTATAATAACCTTTGCCTTCGCAGTCTTTACATTTATTTTTCATATTTATTCCTTTCATATAATATCCTATAGCATTACATTCCGGCCCTGTCAACTAATTCTTCCCATTCTTTTTTCTGCTTGTAATATTGGTCTACTTTCTTCCACCATTCGTTCGCATAATGTTTGAATTCTTCGCCTTCTACGGGAAACTGTTGAAACAATAAATCTTTACTACACATTAGAATGATTCCAAACTGGATATTAGTTCCATATATTTGGTTATGAGCAATTGCATATCCTGCTAGTTGTAAATAATAATCTTCGATCCATTCTTTTCGTTTCGGTTTATTTGTTTGCTTGAAGTCAATGATAGCTTCCTTGCCTTCATAGATTCCAACACCATCTGTTGCCCCTGCATACATATCAGGATAAAATAATACGCACTCTGTGGCCCATAATTCTTCGAGCCTATCTTTTAATCCCTGGTCCACGATTATTTGTGCCATCTTCCCGGCTAATACACCTTCAGGAGTTAGATTCACAACAGGTTTATCTAACATATGGCCTTCAATGATTGAATGCATAAGGGTCCCTCTTGATGCAGCATTGTCCGTGATCCTTGTGGCTTCTTTCTCTCCCACTCTAACTTTCCACGCCTCCAATGAAGCTTTCTTTTCCTCACTCTCGCAGGCCTTTAATATACTTGTAACACTTGGTAACTTCTCGTCACCTACCAGGTAATGTCTTTTACCATCAATTATTTTCCGAGTCGATGTCGGGTAATAAAACTTTTTATTTATTTTTATCATCACTTCCTTTCAATGTATGTTTTATAACTGTTGTCCATGGGTTTAGATCGTAGTCTTTTACGCATCCACTTAACAACACTAATACAATTAATATTCTAATCATGTCTAAATTCTTTTCCAACTCTTAAATAATTTTTCCAATCATCCGGGTTACTATCTCTTTTTTTATCATTACAAGCAACACAACAAAAGACAATATTATCAGTCATATAAGTTAGTCTAGGGTCATATCGATCTATACTAAAGTTAGTTTTTATTTGTCCTTGTCTACCTTGATATCCTTTACCTCTAGTTCCCCGCCTAGCTTTAAACGTAAATGGCTGCTCACAATACCTACAGATTCTACCATCTGTCCCTGGAAATTTTTCTTTCATATTAATAATATGATTCATATACAATCTCCACATTTCTTTTTTATCCATAGACTTATCTGGTTTGTGACCACCATACTTAGACCAACTAGGTTTAAATTTAGCGGTAATGGTTCTGGTGATATATCCTCGTTCCGAGTTCATGTAGGCAAAGTCCTTGTCAATCCGTCGTTCGTCGTGAGGATTTTTATAGCCCATAGCTTTTTCTTTTTTCTAGACAAATTTTTTTTCCACCTTTTTCTAATAAATCAAAACCATAATAAGTCAAAGCTTGAGAAATATGTTTCATGTCGTAAGTGCCCACGTCATCAAAAACAAATCTTGCACCAGGATTAGATCTATTAGCAAAAAATAAAGCTTCATTTAAAACGGCTGGTGTAGTGTGAGGTCCATCAAAATGAACAAAATCATATTTGTTTATAATTTTTTTCTTTCCTTTATAATAAATAGGTACACCATTCCCGAACGCATTAAAATATTCTTGGTCTTCTAATTGAAACAATATAAAATTTTCGTGTTTCTTGAACGCTTCTAAAAAATTCTGTTTCATTAAATTAGGATACGTTGGTATTTTGTAAGACCCATCATCATTGTATAATAGATTACCTTCAAAGTCGGTCCATCTAGGAATAGTTCCTGGAGGGGTATCAACGTGATCGTAAATAATATCTCCGTAAGGATCAATACCAATGTGAAAGTTAGGACGGTTCTTTAAATTTTCCATAATGACATCAGAGCCATAACCTTCTCTAACTCCTATCTCTACAGTTAAATAAAAATCTCGAGGGCTTAATTGATCGGCCCATTTTGCAAGTAAGTTATACTCCGCACTATCTCCGGTAATCATTAGTTCTCCTTTATGTATAGCTTAGATCGAAGAGAACGTATCTCTTCAACCAGTTTTTCGTTGTGCTTATGTAGTTTCTCGTTCCTAAACTCTAGGACTTCAATTCTTTTAGTTAAATCAGCAGGCCCCCGATCATCAACCAGGGGCTTACCTTCTTTTTGTTTTCTTAACTTTTCAATTAATTTATGATAGTTTTTTATATCTTCACTTGTCATCATGGTAGATATCTCATAATTTCATTAAACTTTTTTAATTGATGTTCAGAAATATTTTGTAGACCTTTACTTTGGTTATAGATTTCACGAGCCTCATTAAGTTTATCAGAATTTTCTCTGTAAAAATTTTTAGACTTGTTACTATCTATAACTTCAAAATGTTCTTCTCTAAGTTCCGCCATTACGATGCTTTCTGATCTTTGACCTCATCATTAAGTAGCAACGGTTTATCCGGTGTTGCATTGATGTAAGTAAAGACATCATTAATATTAATAAGAATCTCATAAACAATTCTATCTGATGGCTCGTCTAACATCTCTGCACCTACTTTGTACTTCAGTGCATCTTCTAAAGATGATGCGTCCTTCACATGGTGAACATGATCGTCCCCTTGTGAAAACTTATGTCTTTTGATTAACGTGTATTTCATACTTTCTCCTTTGTTGGTTTACTTTAATTTGCCATTTAAACGTTTGGCTTCTTTGTTTACTAGAATAGTTACTACCTGTGCTCGCGAAACATTCGGATCATCGGGTACTAACACTTTTCTAATTTTGTCTATTTTCGCATACGTCTCATTTTTTACTGAGATGTTTTTGTATTTGCTAAAATC